TGGCTGACCCCGTCACTTTCGCTTACTCCGTGCAGAGATCTATACGGGAACGGATTAAGCTTACCGAAGACGCAATATTACACGGCACTCCTAAGGATATGGAGATGTACCGCCAATTGGTTGGCGAACTAACAGGGCTTGAGTTCGCTGAGCAAGAGATTATAGAAGCCCTGCAATCGGAGGATACTGAATGAGTAGCCCGCAAATACTGGTTCCAGACCATGTTACAAAGAGTGAAAAAGCAAAAAAGTCGATAGCTGCCGTTTATGTTGATGAGAAGGACAAGTATCTAGACCCTTCCCGGTTGTCAAAAAGTCTTAAGGAACGGCTGCCACAGCCCACCGGCTGGAGGATGCTGGTAATGCCTTACAAGGGCAAAGCCACCTCAGACGGCGGCATTCACATTCCGGATTCAGTAAGAGAACGAGAGGCGTTAGGTACAGTAGTGGCTTACGTCATAAAGATTGGACCATTGTCTTATAAAGACGCCGCCAAATTTGGGGAGTCTTGTAATCCGTGGTGCAAAGAAGGTCAATGGATTTGCATTGGCCGATATGCCGGTTCTAGATTTAATCTAGAAGATGGTGAAGTGCGGATCATCAACGACGAAGATGTAATTGCTACCATTATCGATCCTGATGATATTAAACATGTCTAGAAAGCAGAAAGGAGCTATGGAAACCATGACATGCCTCCTGAAGAAAAAGACATTGATGTAGGGGATTCTGAAGAATCTTCAGTAAATATTGATATAGACGAAAGTAAACCCCAGCTTGAACAATCAGCGGTGGAGTCCGTACAAGTTGCTTCCGAAGAGGAGGAGCTTGAGGAATTCAGTGCTGGCGTTCAAACCCGTATAGACAAACTCACTAAGCGGTTTCGCGAAGAAGAGCGCCAAAAGCAAACCGCCATCCAATATGCTGAAGGCGTTCGACAAGAGAACAATTCTCTTAAGGAACGTCTAGATAGTCTAGATAAAGGCTATCAGCAGCAGTTTAGTGACCGCGTCGAATCCCAGATTGACACTGCCAAAAGACTCTTAAAAGAGGCTCATGAAGGCGGTGACGTAGACAAGATTGTGGACTCCCAAGAAGCACTCTCCAATCTTTCCTATGAAAAGGGAACCTTGGCTCGAGCGCAACGAGAAGCCCCGGAAAAACAGCAGGAACCGCAGCAGCCGAGTCAACCTCCATCTCCACCACGGCCTCCTCCAGATCCTAAAGCAGAGTCTTGGGCAAGCGACAATAGCTGGTTTGGCCAAGATGAAGTTATGACATACGCGGCTTTTGGGGTTCATAGACGGTTAGTAGAGGACGAGGGGTTTGATCCTTCGTCAGAAGCGTATTATTCTGAACTTGACAATAGGATGAGGTCGGAGTTTCCACACAAATTAGACCGAAAAACTAGGTCAAACGGGGGAAGCCGAAAGGTTGCGTCAGCCGAGGCTTCTGCATCCCGCAATAAGAGTAGTGGACGACGATCTGTGCGGCTAACACCTTCGCAAGTTGCAATTGCTAAAAGGTTAAATGTACCACTTGAAGAATATGCAAAATACGTGAGGGATTAGCCATGAGTGAACATGAACACACGCACACAGTTAGCCAAAAAGCCACTAGGACGCCACGCGCAAGCCAAACCCGTGCAAAGCAGGCACGCAGAGAGCCCTGGAAACCACCGTCCATGTTGGACGCTCCTCCCGCACCTGAGGGTTATAAGCACAGGTGGGTGAGGGCAGAAGTTATGGGTTTTGATGACCGTAAGAACATAGCTGGCAGAATCCGTGAAGGTTACGAGCTAGTTCGAGGTGATGAGTACCCAGACTTTGAGGTGCCTACCGTTGACGACGGAAAGCATGCCGGTGTAATAGGAGTAGGAGGATTACTTCTAGCCAGGATTCCTCTCGAAATCGTTGAAGAACGCAAAACTTATTTTCGGGGTATGACCCGCGATCAAATGACTGCTGTCGATAACGACCTTGCTCGTGAGCAGCATCCGGCGATGCCGATCAGCCAGCCTGAACGGCGTTCAAGTGTTTCTTTTGGCGGTCCTCGTAGTGAAGAGGACTAATGGAGTTAATTTAAATGGCTAACATCAATGGAAGTTTTGGCCTTCGACCTCTAAGTAAACTAGGGTCTGGGGCTAACTCCACGGGTGGATCTGGCTACTCATTGTATGAAATAGCAAACGGCGAGACTGATAAAATTTATCACGGTACCCCCGTTGTTCCAGTTGCAGGTGGTCATATTGAACCTGTAGGTGCGGCTGCGGGAGGAACTGTAAGTCTTGCTGGGGTTTTTCAGGGCTGTGAGTACGTCGATTCCACCACTGGGAAAACGGTGTGGAAAAATTATTGGCCCGGTTCTGGTGCCGATAGCAACCATCCGGTCAAAGCGTTTATTATCGATGATCCAATGCAGCTTTTTGTCATTGCAACGGACGCTACGTGGACTAGTAAGGCCACGGCGCGGGCAGATACTTTTCTAAACGCTAACTTTTCCACGGCAACAACTGGCACAGATTCCACTGGAATTTCTTTGGGTCGTCTGGCAGTAAGCACACTCGCCACTACAGCCGCATTGCACATGCGAGTTATGGGGTGGGTGGATGATCCGGAGAACGCGGATTTTTCCGCAGCCGGTATCGGTGTCATCGTTAGGTTGAACAACCACTTTAATGCGCCCAATGGGTCCATTGCTGCTGGTACGCCTTCAACCACTGGCGTATAGGAGACTTAAATCATGGCTATTAGTCGAGCACAACTAGCTAAAGAGCTAGAGCCTGGTTTGAATGCTCTGTTTGGAATGGAGTACGCCAGGTATGATAATGAATCCGCTGAAATCTATGACACTGAATCTTCAGAGCGAGCCTTTGAAGAGGAAGTCATGCTTTCCGGTTTCGGAGCGGCACCTGTAAAAGGCGAAGGAAGTGCTATTTCCTTTGACGATGCGCAGGAAGCCTACACCGCAAGATATACGCATGAGACTATCGCTCTTGCCTTCTCAATCACTGAGGAAGCAATTGAAGATAATCTTTATGACCGTCTTGCTTCACGCTACACGAAAGCTTTGGCACGTAGCATGGCCAACACCAAACAGGTGAAAGGCGCTGCTACGTTGAACAACGCTTTTGATAGTTCTTTTACTGGCGGTGACGGTAAAGAACTGTGTGCGACGGATCATCCGCTGGTTAGTGGCAACACTCTCCGGAATGAGCCTAGCACTGCTGCTGACTTGAACGAAACGAGCCTTGAAAATGCGCTCATCGACATTGCAGCTTTTGTCGATGAGCGCGGCCTTAAGGTTTCGGTACGTGGAACTAAACTGGTCGTTCCTGCTGCATTGCAGTTTGTGTCTGATCGGTTGCTTGAGTCCACTCTTCGTCCAGGGACTGCGGATAATGATGTTAACGCTGTGCGGAACATGGGTATGCTCTCGCAGGGTTACACCGTTAACCACTACCTCACCGACACTGACGCTTGGTTTATCAAAACTGATGCACCTCGCGGATTTATTCACTTTGAGCGTATGCCGATGTCCACTAAGATGGAAGGTGACTTCGACACCGGTAACGTGCGGTACAAGGCCCGTGAGCGTTATAGTTACGGTTACTCTGACCCACGTTGCGTATTCGGTTCTCCTGGTGCGTAAGTAGTGTTGTAAGGAAGGGGGGTTCGCCCCCCTTCTTTTTAACTGGGAAACATAGTTCTAGAGACTGTCCCAGCAGACGCTTACAAGACGCTAGAACAAACCCTTTGTAAGGAGGTCAGCCAAAATGGCTAACACCACTTTTAATGGTCCGGTTCGTTCAGAAAACGGATTTGAAGTAATCAATGTTGCATCTGGAACTGGGGCTGTCACGAAGACTTGTGACATTGCCTCTACGGGAATTGTTGTTGATAAGTATATAAAGCATGTCGGCTTTGCCACTGGTGTGACGGTGAATACCACTGCGGGGGATTCTCCCGCAATTGGCGAGTTTACGCAGCCCGCCAACACTATCCTCACCAATATCAAGATTTTTTGCGCTACGGCTCCGGTAATTGGGTCGGGGGATATTGGCTATGAGGTCGGAACATCCAGTTCAGGGGCACAGATTGTTGCCGCACAGACGGATGAAATCCTAGACGCGGGTACTACTGTTGTTGTAGCTAACGTAACTGTTACGTCTCTGGTTCTTCAGACGCAAGACGCAGCTACGGCTCCCGCTTCAGTTCAATACACCTCTGCGGAACGAACTATTTACTGCAACATTACCAACACCGTAAATGCTACTACGGCGGGTTCCTTTACGTTCATCATTGAATACGTGCAAATTGCTTAATTAGGTGGGGGGCTCGCCCCCCTTCTTTTTAAAAGGAGCTTAAAATGGCTGACGCTGTTACTTCAACAACCGTAGATGATGGCCCTCGCAAGCTTGTCGTGTATTTCACTAACACTAGTGACGGAACCGGCGAGTCAGCCGTTACTAAGGTGGATGTGTCTGGGCTGGCAACATATCCGGACGGGGCAGGCACAACTTGCACAGGAGTTCGCATTACTAAAATTTGGTATTCGACAGTTGGGATGGGAGTCAAGATTCTTTGGGATGCAACCACAGATGTGATTGCGCTCCAGCTCCAAACTGACTGGAGTGACACCTTGGATTTCTCTTCTTTTGGAGGAATACCAAACGCTTCTGGCTCTGGAAAAACTGGGGATATTCAGTTCACAACTGTGGGGCATTCCTCTGGAGATACCTATTCCATAGCTATGGAGATGGTGAAAGAGTTCTAGTTATGTCTGACCCATTGGACAGACAGAATCAAATCGACATTATTCAGTTACGTGGAGAGCTGAAGCTTCTGTCACAAAAACTGGATGTTATAAAAAGCAACGATCTTCATTACATCCAGAAATCTATTGACATGACTTCCAAAGTTCTTTGGGGAGTAGTATTTTTAATACTAGGCCAATTGGTGATTGCAATTCGAGTCGCTATTTTGGGCTGAGGAGGACATATGGCAACATCTGGATCAGTTGACTTCAACCTTGACATGTCCGAAGTTACTGAAGAAGCCTTTGAGAGATGTGGATTAGAGCTTAGAACTGGTTACGATGCAAAGACGGCAAGAAGGTCTTTAAACCTACTGTTTGCAGATTGGGCAAACCGAGGACTTAACCTATGGACAGTTGAGCAGGTTTCCCAAACCATGGCTCAACTGTCTACTTCTTCTGCAATTGCTACGTACCCCATAGGTGCTATTACGGCTACCGTGGGAGCTTCCGGTAGCTTCTCTGTAGGTGAGACTATTACTGGTGGAACCAGTGGAGTTACCGCAGATATTATTACCAAACCGTCGGGAACTACTATGACTTTGACGGTTCCCAGCGGTTCTTTTACTGCATCTGAGACAATCACAGGCTCCAGCAGTTCTGCTAGCACTACTATAACCGCAGACCCTTCTTTAGCCGATGTGCAAGCAACGGTTGATGTATTGGAAGCTGTTATTCAAAGGGCTAGCGAGGATTTGTCTATTGTGCGGATGGGCCGCCAGGAATATTTAAGCATCCCAAAAAAGACGACTCAAGGGCGCCCTACTCAGTTTTACGTAGATAGACAAATAACCCCGACAATGACCGTATGGCCCGTTCCTGAAAACTCTACAGACACTTTGATTTTTTATCGGATGAAGCGTTTGGATGACGCTGATGCGGCTACTAACAACGCTCAAATACCTTTTAGGTTTTTACCGTGTCTGGTTGCCGGTCTTTCTTACCATATTGCTCTTAAACGTTCTCCTCCAAGAGTAGAAGCGTTAAGGGCTATTTATGAAGAAGAGTTTCACAGGGCTTCTTCCGAGGATATAGACCACGGCGTACCTCTTAGACTGGTTCCCAGTTATGCCTCTCTAAGGATTTAACAGATGCCTAGATTTGCTAGTGGGACACGCGCATTAGGGATTTCAGATCGCTCCGGTCGCGCTTACCACTTAAACGATATGATTAAGGAGTGGAATGGTCTACTGGTTGGCCGCGATGAGTACGAGCCTAAGCAACCTCAGTTGACACCTAGTCGCCATAAAGCAGACCCGCAAGCCTTAAAAATAAGCAGGCCCGACAGAACGGAGCCTGCCGTGTTGGTTCTATTATCATTTAATGCGCTTAAATCATCCTCGAGTGGTTCTAATGTAATAACAGTGACAGAGCCTGGTCATGGAAGAAGCACGGGAGATACTGTACGTTTTAGGGATGTAGAGGCTTTTGATGGGTTTACAGAAACTGTTCTCGAGGTGGATACTGGTCGAACAATAACCAAGGTAGACGATGACAACTATACTTTTACCGCTAGCAGTGGAACTGCCACTGTAGGCAATATACGAGGCGGTGGCGGGGTTGCTTCGGCTGGGCCTGTTACATTGAGTGCATAATCATGGCATTTACCTTTACGACATTAAAAACGGCTATCCAAGACTATACGGATAACTCTGAAACTACTTTTGTCAGCCAGCTTTCCCGATTTATTATTAATACCGAAGAGCGCATTCTTAAAGAGTGTCAGCTTGATGTTTTTCGTAAAAACGTCACTGGATCTCTAACTGCTTCCACTAAATTCTTGTCTAAACCAGCGGACTTTTTAGCGCCTTTCTCTTTAAGCGTAGTTAATAGTTCAATTAATGAGTTTTTGCTATATAAGCATGTGACTTTTGTGCAGGACTACACGCCAAATCCCGCTACTGAGGGTGTGCCTCTCTATTACGGCGATTGGAACGATGAGTCTTTTATTGTGTCACCTACTCCCAGTAGCTCACTTAGTGTTGAACTGCATTATTTCTATAGGCCGACTTCTATTACAGCAACGTCCGATGGAACTAGTTGGTTAGGTACTAACGCAGAATTAGCGATGCTTTATGGAGCTCTAGTGGAGGCTTATATCTTCATGAAAGGAGAGCAAGACATTATGTCCGCCTATGAGGCCAGATTTCAGGAGTCACTTAGATGGCTTAAAAATCTTGGCGAAGCTAAACAGACAAGAGACGAGTATCGATATGATCGCATTAGGAGAGACGTGGCTTAGTGTCAAGTATAGATGCTTCAACCAATATAGGATCTGCTTTAGTTTATACCTCTACAAATAAAGGGCATACTCCGGAGCAAATTGCTGAAATGGCCTTAGGTAAGATGATGGTGGTGGCAGAAGATGCTAACCCCCTCATACGGGACCAAGCCATTGAGTATCAAGATCAATTGCGGAAGATACTTATCTACTATATGAAAAAGATGGCGGCTAGTGAGCGAACAACCTTGTGGGCGTTAATGCGTAGCCAAGGATATGAAGACGTAGCTGAAATTATACGGAGACTGTAACAATGGCATTTTCTGGGAATTTTATGTGTACCAGTTTTAAAAAAGAGCTTATGGAGGCTGTACACAATTTTAAAAACAGCGGCGGTAACACGTTTATGCTGGCTTTATACACCAACAGTGCCTCTTTTACGGCTGCCACTACGGCGTATACCTCTTCAAATGAAGTGTCAGGGACTAACTACACGGCCAAAGGCAATGAACTAACCCGTGTAGACCCTACTACCAGCAGCACAACGGCCTTTACAGATTTCGCAGACACTACTTGGAGCTCGTCTTCAATCACTGCTCGAGGAGGATTATTGTTTAACGACAGCGCCTCTGGAGACCCTTCCGTTATAATCTTGGATTTTGGGGGTGACAAGACCTCTGATGCTGGGGACTTCACAGTGGTGTTTCCTGCGGCCTCGGCTGCCGCGGCTATTATTCGGATAGCTTAGTAAAAGTGACCTGCTTTAGGAGAGAGTTGAAGTGACCGAGGAAACTGCTGCGAACGAAGCTCTGTCTATCGCAAAGGGTAACCGTCGAGATATAAACCGCTTTGCGATTGCGTCGCAGGAGCGTGATAAACGAACCTCCGAACGATTCACCGAACTCGACGGAGCGCTTCGCTCGATGGCCGACACCGTTGGCGAGTTGTCGAATAATGTGCTGCGCCTTCTCCCTCGAGTCGGCGTTTTGGAGGAGCAGCATCGGACATTGCAGGATATAAGCGCATTTACGCGGGTGGCTGTGGCGATATTAAAATTCATAGCTGGCGCGGTTGTGGTTGGCGCGGCTGTTGTGGCTTATTTCGCGAACGAGGGATGAGGCATGGCTGCCTTCCTAAATGGCTGGAGTCGAGGAACTTGGGGAAGCGGTGCGTGGAATCGTCCTTTAGGAGTAACCGTAACGGGAGTTGCCGCAACTGGCGCAGTAGGATCTCCGGAAGTACAGGCAGGTGTCACCATATCCGTAACGGGAGTCGCCGCAACTGGCGCAGTAGGATCTGCTTCAGTAGCGATAAGTCGTACAGTAAC